AAGCATTTAGAACTGGAGTCTATATGGGTTTTGGAATAAGTACTTCCGTCACTGTAAACTGGGTTTTAGGTATTGCAGCTATAATTGCCATAGCTACTGCTTCGGATATATTTACAGGCAGGACTATGTTAACTAAGGATAGTGAGTATAATCGTAAAGCTAATGAGTTGTATAAGAAGAAGATGATACCTATTCCAGCATCTCTTAGCAATGAGGATTTAACAGATATACACAAACATCACTACCCTGAACAATATTCTGTAGACGTTGATGTTGACAATTTGAGTCCTACAGCTAAGAGGAATGATCCAATGCTCAATGGCAAGGTCACTACTCAGAGTATGCCTTATGACGTGAGTAAGTCTTCTCATGTTACGAAGAATAGGACGGTTTCACAAATGAGAAATTCTCTCAAGCAAATTAACAATCCCCATGTCGTTACACAAGGAAACGACATATCCGGATTTGATATTATAGAATCTGTTACCAATAAGAATTTAGCTAGATGTTATGTTTATAGAGACGATGAAGACATTTCTCCTAATTTCATGGGTTATGCTTTAATTCTCAAGAAGAACAAAATCTTAGTCCCTACTCATTTTTATGAGAAACTCTACAGAGGGGTCATTAAAGATGAAGATCGGTATAATTATAAATTCAGGCTTCTACCTATATCTGAAGATGATCAAGTAGGCTGGATTGGTGAATGTAATGTTAGAGAATTTCTTGAGAATGCTCACGATGATGGTTTGGAAGATAGCCATACTATTATTGTCGAGGTGCCTACTAGAGATTCTCGAAATATTATTAAGACATTCTTCGTGACTGAAGCTCAAGCAGCCAACGTTATGAAGTTATTTCAAGTTACAGTTGCCATTCCACATAGGAAAACATTGGTTAATTCTAGTGCCTATAAAACTGTCGTACCTATGTCTGATGGGGACATTAAGTATAATGTTACAAAAGGTATAAGATACTTTGTAGATACTTATGTTGGTGATTGTGGTGCTCCAATCTACATTAGAAACGCTAAGCTACAGGCACATCGTATAATAGGTGTCCATATAGCAGGTAGTTCTAAATCTAATGACGAGACTGCATTTGCAGGTTTAATAACGCAAGAGTCAATTTTAGAGTGTCTAAAGATGTTTGAAGATGATCCTGTTAATATTCCTGAAGTAATGCCTGAAGGCACTAAAGAAGTAATATTACAAAGTGATTCTCCTTTTGTTGCAGATAGATTTGCACTTTTGTGTGAAGTTTCACAGTATCACTCACCTTATGGTTTTAGCGATATTGTTAAAAGCAGGTTGCAAAAACCTAAGGGTCCTTTTGAGTCTAATATGCGTGTTGCTATGCTCATGCCTCGAAATGGAATAGATCCATATAAAAATGCTCTGAAGAATTATTGTTCCAATGAAGCTTTTATTGATAAAAATCTATTGAAATATTGTACAAAGGATTTTATGAGCGTTCTTTTTGATGGTATACATCATAATAAAAGGATACTCACTTTAGAAGAATCATTATGGGGGAATCCTGAAATTGAATTTTGCGATTCTATGAAATCCAGCACTAGTGCAGGCTACCCTATGAAATATGATATATATAATATTAAGAAGATTTTGTTTGATCCTAAGAATCCACGAGATTCGACTAATCCTGCTTTTAAAGAATGCAAGGAGAATGTTGATGAGATTATTGATAATGCTCGTAAAGGAGTTAGAATGTTACATGTTTTTACAGATTGCTTGAAGAGCGAAAGGCGAAAGATTGCTAAAGTTGTCGAAGGGATGTCAAGACAGTTTAATGGTTCACCATTTTACTACTTTGTGTCAATTCGTATGTATTTTGGAG